ATCCATAGAACCCGGCGCAATCCAATAAACCTTCGAAACCAACGTCACCCGGCGAACCGATCTCACCTAAACGTATGTCAGAAACCTTAGCACCATCGTAGACGGCATATCCGTATGTCCATCGCTGCATAACAAGTTCCTTTCAGACCTGAATATATCACTTGACAGACCAGCGGGCAATGTTTTACATTTAAACCAGCAGGCAATGGTATGAACAAAACCTTCATAGATCGACCAGCGTTCTCATTCAGCGAAGTTCTGACGCTTACGCAGTTGGGGCGCGGAACGGTGGAAGGCTACATAAAGCGGGGCATCGTTCAATTGGCACCCGTTGAACAGACCGGACGCGGCTTTCACCGGAAATACACCGGGCGCGACGTCCTGAAAATCTCCGCCGTCTCTTTCCTTTCCAAAGCCGGGCTCGCTCCCGAACACATTGCTTGGGTCGTGGCGGATGAAATTGCTACTCGCACAGATCCCGGGACAGAAAGGGTGCTTGAGACCGGCCGCTCGACTTTTGCCGCGGTCGTAGATGAATACGCCAAGGGTGGTGAGGCCGACGAGTTCCGCGGGAAATCACCTTTCGTATTTAACACTGTTTCGTTTAGCGTGCGGGATGGCGGTATCACGGGGATTGAGTTTCTTGGTTCATTGTCCACGTTCGAAGATCCGAAAAGGCTGGTCAGTTCACAGCGAAAGTGGGATGCGATTTCGTATGTGGTGTTCGATGCGCCGCTGTTCGTGGCGCGGGGCTTCGAAATTCTCTGGGCTTACATCAAAGGGCGCGAGAACAAAGCCGTGAAGTGAGCCCGGCTTTTTAGTCCCCTGGCTCCGGGGTTATCGAGCGCATGAGGCCGAGGTGTGCTTATGGAACTGCGATTGTCGAAAGTGGTGGAAGTTTTGAGGACGCAAGACGGGCCGGTAGAGGTGCGTAATTCGCGTTCCTTCCCTGTGGGGAAGGTGTCAATTTCAAGGGCGCTCGAACTGGTGGCGGCCGGATTCATCGGCATCGGCAACAGGCGCAGAGTGCTGTTTCTCCGTCCGGAGTTGCGGCCGGAAGCGGTGGGCTGGCGTGGTAGCAGTCGCACACAGACGCAGCGAATCCGCAACGACCGGGACGAAATCATCGCGCCGGATTTCGCACTCGAATTCAAACCGCTGGTGTACCAGCAAGGATAAATCCCCATGAAAATCTGGCCTTTTAACACCCGCGAAAAAAGCGGGGCGGAAGTGGTGCGCCGTTCCGCGGTGCTCTGGGATGCGGCAGGCGGTGGTAATCGCCTGGCGAACTGGGGCGCAACGTCTACCGACTTCCTCAACGTCAACAATTCGCCATTGGTGCGAACCAGGGCGCGCGATTCCTTCAGGAACAACCCATGGACCCGGCGCGCCGTGGACTGTTTAGCCGTGGGCGTAGTGGGCGCCGGCATCACTCCCCAATTCCGCGCGAACAATCCCGAAATGAAGAGGTTGGCGCAAACCGAATTCGAGGCATGGACGGATGAAGCCGACTTCTCCGGCCGCTACGACTTCTACGGCTTCCAGCAAGCGGTTCAGCGGGCGTGGGCCGTGGATGGTGAATGCCTTGTGCGGTTCGTGCTGAACCCCGGGCAACGGGTTCCGCTCCAACTGCAACTGCTGGGCGCCGAATACCTGGATAACAGCCGAATCGACCAGCATACCTTGAACGGCATCACATACGATGACGCGGGCCGGCGTGCGGCATATTGGCTGTTCTCAAAGTACCCCGCGGCGCCGGCGCCTACTTACGTTTCCGTTCGTGTTTCGGCGGACCAGGTGATGCACCTGCACGATGCGATTCAGCCGGGCGCCGAACGGGGCGTTTCGTGGTTGTCTCCGGCGCTGTTGCCACTGAAGGAACTGCAAGAGTATATCGAAGCGGCTCTGGTGAAAGCCAAAGTTAGCTCGCTGTACTGCGGATTCGTTACCACTCAGGACGGCTCGAATCCGCTGAATTCGGACCCGAACAGCGTACCGACCCTGGAACCCGGTTCAATGGTGAGACTGAAGGCCGGGGAAACCGTGGAATGGAGCAACCCGGTAGACCCTGGCGTGATGTTCGAACCGTTCGTGCGGGCGCAACTGCGGGCCATTGCAAGCGCGCTGAACCTGCCCTATGAACTGCTATCGGGCGATGTTTCGCAGGTGACGTTTGCCTCCGGCCGGCATTCGCTCCTGGAATTCCGCCGGCACCTGGAAAGCCTACAGCATCACCTGATGGTGCATCAATTCTGCCGTGTGGTTCTGAACCAGTGGGCGCGCCTGGCGGTGGCCGTGGGAGTGTTGCCGGGCAATGCCGGCGATTACGGGGCGCGGTGGATCGCGCCGTTACCCGAGGCGTTGGACCCGAAAGCCGAAATGCTGGCGGTGGTGCATCGCGTCCGCGCCGGATTCATGTCCAGATCGGAAGCCGTAGCACTCACGGGATTGGACGCGGAAGAGTTGGACGCGCAGATTGCAACCGATAACGCGCGTGCTGATCGTTTGGGCCTGGTGCTCGATTCAGACCCGAGAAAAACCACGGTGCAAGGTCAAGAGCAGGGCACGGGCGGAATTCAGAGTGAGCCTACTCAGTCAAATTGAAGCCGCGGCGGGCCGGCCGCTTGAGATTCACTACGCCGAGGAATTCCGAAAGCAGTTCGGGCTGAGTCGCAAAGAATTCATCGAGCGCACGGAACGAATCGGGCGCGCGGTGGACATGCGGGCATTCGTGGCCGGCAACGAAAAGACCAGCGGGCCGTTGTTAGTTCTGGTTTCAGACTACCGCGGCGGACTGCTGATTCAGTTGTGGGAATTGAGGGACACATGAACGAAGAAATCTTAACGAGGGCGGCTCCGTTCGAACCTTCCACGTTCGACGCGGAAAAGCGGACGGTGCAAGTAGTGTTCAGCACGGGCGCGGACGTGATGCGCTCCGATTACGAGGGGCCGTACATCGAGCGGCTTTCGATGGACCCTGGCGCGGTGGATCTCGCCAAGCTGATCGGCGGGCCGGTGCTCGACAATCACGACCGATTCAGCGGTGTGCGCTCCATCTTGGGCGTGGTAGAAACCGCGTCTGTTGACGGTACGCGGGGCGTGGCTGACTTGCGGTTCAGTGAGCGGCCGGAAGTTCAGGGCGTGATGGCGGACGTAGGGAGCGGTGTTATCCGTTCCGTTTCGGCTGGCTACACGGTCCAGAAGTGGGAAGTTTCTAAACGGGGCGATGGTGCCCGACTCAAAACAGCAACCCGGTGGACTCCGGTGGAAGTGTCCTTCACTCCATTGGCGGCCGATGCCGGCGCGCAAACCAGGAGCAAAAAAAGCATGAACGAAGAATTGCAAACTCAGATACGCTCAATCGGCGCCGCGGTGGGAATCTCTACGGCGTTCGTCGATGACGTGATTACGCGGCATCTTTCCTTGGATGCGGCGCGCTCTGCCATCATTCAGGAAGCCGCACGGCAGACCCCCACGATTGACGGGCGCAACCCCTCTATCGTGACCCGGGAAGCCGAACCCGACGAGATGGTGCGCCACATGGCGGACGCTCTCTATCATCGGGTCAACCCGACATTTCAGCCGGCAGAGCAGGCGCGGCCGTATGTGGGGCGCCGGCTGGTGGACATGGCGCGCGAACTGTTGCGCGTCCGCGGTCTCAACGCTCTGGGTTCGGATGCGGAGGTTATCACCCGTTCGCTGAACACCACCAGCGACTTTCCGAACCTGTTAGCGAACATCACCAACAAGGTGTTGGCGGCTCAGTACCAACTGGCTCCGAGCGGAATTAAGGTGGTGTGCAAGCGCGCCACGGTGGGCGATTTCAAGCCGCGGAACATCATCCGGCGCGGGGAGTTGCCGACTCTCGAAAAGGTCAACGAGAAGGGTGAATTCAAGCGCGGTTCCATCGTGGACGGCAAGGAAAGCTACTCCATTGACACGTTCGGCAAGGTTTTCGGGATGACGCGGAAAGCCCTGATTAACGATGATCTGGGCGCGCTCGCGGATATCGCTTCCGGTTGGGCGATGGCCGCGCAGGAATTCGAGAATCAATTCCTGGTGACGTTGCTCACCAGCAACGCAGGGGCCGGGCCGATTCTCTCGGATAGCAAGGCGGTCTTCCATACCGGACACGCCAACCTGGCCGGTACGGGCGCGGTCATCAGCGACACAACGCTAAGTGTGGCGCGCCTGGCTCTGCGGACTCAGAAAGGGCTGAATGGCATCACCCCTATCAATGCAACCCCGAAGTACCTGGTGGTTCCCGCGGCGCAAGAAACCGCGGCCGAGCATTATCTGGCTACACTCTACCCGAACGCGCCGAGCGGTGTGAACCCGTTCTCGGGTACGCTCTCGCTGGTGGTGGAACCACGGCTCGATGCCGTGAGCACTACGGGCTGGTACGTGTTCGCGGACCCGGCCGTGTTGCCGGTGATCGAATACGCCTACCTTCAGGGCTTCGAGGGGCTTCACGTTGAAACCCGGTTGGGCTTCGACACGGACGGCGTGGAAATCAAAGCGCGGCTGGACTTCGGCGGCGGCGGGCTGGATTTCCGCGGCGCTTACAAGAACCCAGGGGCGTAGTCATGGCCGTGACAATCGACCAGTTGCAGGCGGCGCGGGACAAGCTCGTTGACGAAATGGGCAAGGGCTATTCCCGCGTCGAATTTGAAGGGCGCGGGCTGACTTACCGGCCGCAAGCCGAGCTTGAGGCGGCATTGCGCCAAGTAGACGCGGAGATTGCACGTCTTCAGAATCCCGCGGCAAGACAATTCACAGTTCAAACGAATCGAGGATTTTGAAAATGAAGAACTACATTCAAGAAGGCGTTACCGTCACCGTGACCGCGCCGGCAGACGTTACCAGCGGTTCGCTGGTGGTTGTGGGCAGCATCGTAGGCGTGGCGGCTTTCGATGCGCTATCCGGGGCCGATGTCGAAATTGACACCGAGGGCGTGTTCTCACTCCCCAAGGTGACAACGGACGTTGTTACGCAGGGCGCAAAGCTCTACTGGGACTCCGGTGCAAGCAAGCTGACCGTCACCGCGGGAACCGGCAGCAAGCCGCTTGTGGGTTACGCGCGTTCGGCGGCCGGCAACGGAACCACGGTGGTTGAGTGCAGCATTCAGCCCACCATGCAGACCGGGCCAGCGTAGAGTTTGTGGGCGCGTGTCGGGTTCTTCCTCCTTTGTCCCGATGCTCGCTCCACATGGGGCGGGGCTGGTTACCCTGCGGGCCGTCTCCCGGCGCTTTCTCTCCTTTCTCGCTTACGACGGCGCAATGTCTATACGGACACCTCCTTTGTGGCTGGGCCGGGGCTGGTTACCCCGGCCCGTTTTTTATGAAAGAGAAACAACGACTGATCGCAGCGGCAAACCTGGAATGCGCGCGAATTATCAGCAGCAATCCGGCGAAGTACG